TGCGCCTCCAGTTTTGTCGGCACGCGCAGAGAAAACACGCCGGGCCCGGCCGGCACGTCGAACTGGCGCGCGGCGAGCGCCTTGCGCCGGATGGTCTCGACGTCCATCAGGCGGAATACTCGGTCGGCAGTGCGGTCAGCGCGAACCCGATCGCGCGGGTGTTGAGCTGTCCCAGCGACATGGTCGGCAGATCGCTGATGGTCCAGTAGCCGTTGCAGTAAATCTTGGCGCCGTTGGGCAGCGTGATCCGCATGGCCACCGGCACGCCGGCATCCTCGATCGCCTTGATCGCCGCCTGCTGCGCCAGGGTGATGTCGTCGGCCAACACGATGTTGATGCGCATCGGGCTCTTGGACAGCGGGATCTGCCGCTGGCGCAGTTCGTTGAGGAACTGGTAATCCAGGAACACCGGATCGCCGCCCTCGGAGGTGAACCCGGTGATCTGCGCAATGTTGGTGAACGCGGTGATCTCGCGCACGGTCCCAGTGCCGGTGCCGGCCGGAAATTTGGTCGTGCTCGCGGTGCTGAATCCTTCCAGCGACACGTCGTTGGTGCTGACGACGCTGGCGCGCAGGATCTTGTCGTCCAGGTCGGGCCAGGCGGACGACATCTCCAGGATGTCGTTGACGATGACGCCGTGGCTGGCCTCCAGCGTGGCAACCGCCGGATTGGCGTTGGTGACTGCGGTCATGTCTTTTGACGCGCCGTAGGTGGATGCATATGCGACGATGGTGCCGTCGGCGACTACTGCTGCCATGATGTGGCCCTTTCAAAAAGTCAAAAAAAAGACCGCTCGAAAGCGGCCGGGGAACGGAAACCAGGTGGCTATTCCCACCACTCCACGACAAGAACGGTCGCCTCCAGGTCCAGGTCGCCGTCGTACGCGGTCGACCGACCGGACACGGATTGCGTCACCACGGCCCGCACGGCGGTGGTGATGGCGTCAGCCACCGCGTCGGCGCTCAGGCGGGTATCGCCCCAGCACTGCACGTCGAGCGTCACCCGGGTCTTGATGACGGTGCCGTCGAGCATGCGTTGCGGCTCGATGGCGCTGATGCCGTAGACCACGAATGGCCGGCTCTTGCCCTGGTCGATGCGGTCTTGCGCGATGCGCGTGCCGACGAGCGCGACCACAGGAGAGTCGGCGGCGATCAGCGCGCGGAAGGCGGCACCGTGGCTCATGGCTTGGCCTTGAGTTCGAAATTGACCGTGTGCGTCAGCAAGCCTTGAAGCATCTCGGCATCTGTCACAAGGTACTCGGCCTCAACCGAGACAAGCTGGCGGGGTTCAAACTTGATCGTGAAGCAACAAAGCCTTTCGGTGGACAAGCCCAGAGACTTGGCTACCTCGATACCGACATTGATGGCTGAGTGGCTCATGGCCGGACCTTCCCGGTTGCGTTGTTCTTGGCAAACCACTGGCTTACCTTGTCCTCGAAGATGCGCAGCGCCGCGGGGAGCTGGCGGGCGGCATTGGCGAGGAACGGTCGGCCGGCCATCTTGCGCGTGCCGAAGTGCACGAATTTCCAGTAGAACGGGTCGAGCTTGCTCTTGGCGCCGCGCTGCGAGGCGCGCACCAGGCTGCGGCTGCGCACCTTCAGGCCGAGCACGCGGCCGGTGGTGGTCTTGTACTTTGCGCCCTTGGCCGGGCGGACGTTGACGAACACGCCCACGTCGCCGGCCTTGCGCGCATCTTTGCTGGTGCGCACCACCAGGCTCTTTTTCAGCAGTCCTGGCGTGCGGTACGGCGCACGCACCGATGGCGACAACACAGGCACATTGCGCCTGGCATCGTCCCGCACCAGCCGCGCACCAGCCGCCAGCGCATTGCGCAACACGCGCTTGCGCAGGGCCGGCGTGATGGCACGCAGTTTTGCGGCGAGGTCGTCAAAGCCCTGCAGGCGCACGGTGCCGTTGTTCACATCAGCGCCCATCTTTGACTCCCCGGCGGCACAGCAGCCGCGTACGGTCGTTGCGCCCGCCAAAATCGCTCACGCTGGTGATGTCGTAGGCGCGGCCGGCCCACTCCAGGCGCCAGGTCGTCTGGACGTCTGCACGCCAGCGAATGTGCAGCTCGACCACGTCGTCGTCGCCCATCTGCGCGGCGGCAAATGCCTCTGCGCTGCGCTGGTTGATGCGCTGCGCCCAGACCGTGGCGACCTCGACCCAGGTGATGGTGTCCTGGCCGACGGCGTCGGTCACAACGCTGCGGCTCAGCAGCGTGACCTGCTGATCCATGCGCCGGGTGAACATCAGGCGCCTCCAACGCGACTGTAGTCGCGGTCGATCTGCAGCAGCGCGTCGATGCCGCGGCGCACGTCCTCGCTCATGGTGCCGACGCCATACGCGCCCATGTTGTCGTGCCAGTATTCGACCAGCAGCAGCATCGCCGACAGCACGCTCGGCGGCACCGTGGCGGCGCCGGCGACGTAGCGCACCTTGACGGCGTTGGGCGTAGCCAGCACGTCCGGCCAGGTGGTGTCGTAGGCCGGGATCAGCCACGCCTCGGGACTGTAGTCGTCCAGCGTGTACAGGCTGCTGGAGAGCGTTTGCGTGGCCTGCGCGGTGTCGACGTAGGTCACGCTGGTCACGCTGGTGACCGGGCCGCGCGGCAGGGCGATCGGGCCGGACGGGAACGCGTCCAGCGCGAGCTCGAGCGTCTGGCTGCCGTAGCTGCGATTGCTGGCGTGCTCGCAATACGCAGCGGCGGCCGGCAGCAGCCTGGTGGTCAGCAGCGTGTCGTCCGGGTGCACAACGAACGCGCCGGTGTCGAGCTTGAGCTGCAGGTGCAGCTCGGCGATGGTGAGCAGCGCGGCAGGCGGCGTGATGACTTTGATGCCCATGATGGTGTCCTGTTACCTGCGTGTCGTTTGGCGGTTGCTGCGGGTGGCGGTGCTGGTTGCGGCCGGCCTCGCGGGGAATGTTCTGCTGGTGCTGCCGGCCAGGGAACCCAGCACAACTGGCGTCTCATCGGGAGCCACGAGCGCGACGTTGTCAATGGTTTGCACATGCCACGCATCCGCCACAGTCAACCAATCCTGCAGCGTGAGCACGGCGCCGTCCAGTGCATGCGCGTGCGCTGCGTCCTGTACCACCAGTTGCGCCGCGTCGGTCACGGTCACGTTGTCCAACGCGTGTGCGTGCAACGCGTCCTGCACCGCCAGCGCAACCTCGGCTGTGAGCGTTGGCGCGTCCAGCCCGTGGGCGTGCAACGCATCGGCAACCGCGAGGTACGTGTCGATCGTCAGGTCCGTGTTGTCCAGGGTATGAGCGTGCAGCAGTTCGTCCGCCGCCAGCGTCGTGCCGCCCAGCGTCACCACTACGTTGTCCAGTGCATGCGCGTGCGCGGAGTCGGCAACGGCCAGATACGCCTCGCTGGTCAGCGCCGGGGCGTCAATGGTGTGCGCGTGGGCCAGATCGGCAACCGTCAGCGAGGTGGCGCCAGTCGTGGACAGGACCACGTTGTCTAGGGTGTGTGCGTGCGCGCTGTCTGCAACAGTCAGTGCGATATCGGTCGATAAGGTCGGCGCGTCCAGCGCATGACCGTGCGCCATGTCCTGCACCGCCAGCAGTGTGCTGGATGTCAGGACTGCGTTGTCGAGGGTGTGGGCGTGCGCGGAGTCGGGGACTGTGATCGTAGTCCCACCACCCGCACTGACAGGGACCCATATCCTGCGGGTCTGGGGGGCGTAAATACCGCCCCAAAAGCCAGAAGAAGTCGATAACGCCTGAAGATGTGCTGCTGAAAGCAGCGTGTTCGTGCCCCAAAATTCACCAACGTCACCAACAACCTCTCCGGTATACCCGGACAGCAAAAATTCCTTAGCATCAGACGATGCATTATTGGTAATGGAGGCGGTTTTTACCTCACCATTTATGCAAAGTGTTACTACTGTTGCCGCACTTGCAGCGACATTAGAAATTGACCACGTTATATATAGCGGCTTCCCTGCAACAGCCACCCCAGTAAAGGTACAGATATACGCCGCACCAGCCAGAAACCGGATAGTTGTCCCGAATTGCTGTAGAAGGAGGCGCGGGCCACCACTTCGGTACGTATCAGCGGCTGACCATATGCCGGCTGTTGGCGCGCCAGATGGGATAAAGACAATCCCGAACGAACGCGCTCCCGTAGTTATTGGGTTCGTTCTTTCGAAGTATCCGTATGTTGTCTGGTTTACTGCTCGGCCAAATTGTGCAAGGCTAAACGATAGGTAGGTTGTCCCCTTTGCAGTCCACAACGGACCTTTTACAGTTCGCCATCCAGCACCGGCAACACCTTCGGCTAAAGCATTCGCCCAAACGGGTGTCAGGAACGTGTGAAGCGGTATATCCGGGTTCGGCGCAACCGGATACTGCGGCTGTACCCTCCAAGGAACACGCTGGATGATGCTCATGTGTCAGCCCTGAGCGTGGGGATCAAGCTGTAGATGCGCTGTCGGCAGTGACGAGCCAGGCGATTACATCAACGGTCTGTCCGCTCGCAGTCACGTCATTTGCATTGGCGACAAAGCGAATGCGCGTATGTCCTGCAAGATCAACCGGGATACTCCACATTTCCGCCAGATCGGTAGTAGCGATGCCGTTGGTGTGCGAACGCGTGCATGCCTCCTCAAGTGTGATGGTTGTCCCCGAAACCGAGCCCACGCGCACCCACTCGGAGTTCGCTGGTGTACCCGTCTCACGCAGGTACAGCAGATCACCACCAGTGATCCCGGTCGCACTGGTGATTACAAATGTCGTGTCCCCGGCAGTGAACGCGGCGTCGTTGACTGTGCTGGCGTTCGCCGCAGTCAAGCCGTTTCCGCTGGCCCATTCATAGATCGGGTACCACTCATCGTTGCCGCTGGTTTTTGCTGAGCCCTCCAGCCGAAACGTGACGTTTTTGCCGAGCGCCGTAGCAACAGTCCGGCCCATCTTGACCATCGCGACTGCAGGGCCGATTTTGGTAGACACATCCACAGCAGAGCCAACCGCCTGCGTGGCCGTTGCAAGCTGCGTGTGCGCCAGCAGCGCCTGTGCAGCGGTCTTGGTTAGCGTTGTCGTTGTCATTGGATTACCTCAGGTGCCCGGCTTCGTCCACGCTCACAGACCCCTCGAACACCATCGTCGCAGGCGATGCGTCCGAGCCAGGGCCGGTAGCGAACACCTTTTCCGCGTTCGTTGCCGGACGTCTCCACATCGCGCGCATCGCAACCCTGGAGCCATTGTTGGCGTTGGTCCCGAATGGATTCTCGAACCCGGCGCGCCGATCCGAGCGGGACATATTGAAAACACCAGACGGCGACGATGCCAACAGCAACTGCAGCCGCTGCATGTTCAACGCTGACATACCGTCGATGTCGGTACCCTGCCACGCGTTCCCGAGTTCCTCGGCAGTCACATCCGTGCGATACACGCTAAACGCAGGCACTGCGGCAGAATTGCACCACGCAGCGATCATGGCGTCGTTGCCAGTCAGAACGGCCTGGGTGAGGCTTGGTTCAGCCAAGACGATTGGTGTCAGGATTGCGAATTGTTCTGGTGTCATGGTGTGGTCCTTAACTCGGGTCAGCCACTTCGTCGTCGAACGCCGGGATGTTGACCGTGTTCGACCCGTTGGCCGTGAGCGCCTGACTGGTGCAGGTCGTGACCCACCGCAGCGTCGTATCGCCCGATTTCGTGCCAGCAATGTGGGTAGCCGTGCCGCTGGTGTCGATCAGCACGCCGGACTGCGCCGCAACGGTCAATTTGCGCCCGCTGGTGTCGCCATTGGCAATCGTGAAATCGCCGTTGCCGTTCCCAGGGGTTACCGCGATGTCAGCCAGCGAGTACGTGGTGATCGCCTCGGTGTACGTGGTGGGTTGAGCCGAGCAGACGTTGATCTCATCGCAGTCGGCCAGGTACGCGAGCATTGCGTCAATCGACGCATCAATTACGAATTTAGCCACGGGTCACCGCCTTTTGTGTGTGCTCGACGCCCTGCACGTCCAGCGTTACGGGGTCGGACGGGGTCGCTGCGGACTCGGGCGCGCCGACTTCCTTTGCCCATCCGTGTTTCAGGAACCGCGCTGCGTCAGCGTCAGGTATCGTGAAGACGTCGCCCTTCTCGAACCGCTCGCGGCCATCGAGAAAGGTGGTTGTGCATTCAATTCGCATGGTGTGTTCTCCTGGGGTCGATTGGTTTGGCTGCCGATGGTCTGCTGTGCAATGCGCCCGGGCGAACCTGGGCGCATCAAACAGCCGGCGGGTATCAGGCTCTTGGCGTAGGCTAGCGATGCGCTTTTTCTCTCTTCCGAGGAGCGCCGTCGGTGATGATTGCCTTGTTCTGCACCTCCACCACATGAGACACAGGCCGGGCCCATTCAGCAACATGAGGCGCGAGGTAGTCGCTTATCTCTACCTCGGTCCCTGCTTTGAAGTCCGTGGAAACCGAACCGTCCTGGCTACCACGAAAGTCGTGCAAAATCTTGAATAGCATTTCGTCCTCCTGTGTTACCTGTCGCTCACTCGCACTCCCGAAGGAGTTACCTTGGGTGCGATGCGCTGGTGCTGGTCCTTGATAGGCGCAGAGTGGTCGTAATTGCGCTCTATTTCCGCTGCGCTCGGCAGCGTCTCGCGCGGCACGAACTCCAACTTGACCATGCCATCGGCCTGCGTTAGGAAATTGACGTCCAGCGTGTCGTACCCGTAAAGGCGCGCGGCGCGCGTGCTGCTCGCGTCCATCAGCGTCGTGTTCTTGGGCAGATGAATCCTGATCCCTCGGGCGTGGGCCTGGCCGCACCAGAACTCCACACATGCTCGGCCCTTTTCGGCCTGGTGCACGTTGGCATAGGTGTAGTCCATGCCAAACAGGCTGATTTCAGTGGCTCCGGTGTGGATGGCAAACGCCACCGCATAGGCCGCCGTGTTGTTGAAATAGTCGTGCCCCAGGTTGTTAAGCACGTCCTGCAGCGGGAACTCAACCAGCGCCGGGTAGTCCGGATGCGCGCGGCTGGTGACGATCGGCACCTTGCTGTTGCGGATCCATCGCAACATTGCCGCGATGTTGGATGCGGGTGCGGCGGCGGCCCTGATTTCTTGAATGCGCACGTCGTCCATGTGAAAAACGAGATCACAGTCAAACACATTGCCCAGGGCATTGATCGCCCACACTTCGTCGCAGAATTTCGATCTGCCGCCCTGACGTTTAGCAATGTCCAGATACTGCTCGACGCTCGGACCCAGGCCAAGAATAGCGATGTGCCTGCCCGGCAACTGCTTTTGCAACTCGCCGTGCTCGCATACCACAATCAGCGTCCGACCGTGCGCCTCAGGCTCTACCTCGGATTCCGGGCCCACCTGACCGTGCCACGCGGTTACACGCCATCCGCACTCCTGCAGCAGCTCCTGGAACTGATGCGTCGTGTAGTGGCGATAGTGGTACGCAGTGACAACGCCTGGGCTCATTTCCCACGGCGTCACATCCTCATTCGGAACGCTGCAGTACATCACCGGGGCAGAGTCACGCAAAGCCACCAGCAACGGGCGCGGGTCCTCGATATGCTCGATGGTCTCGAAGCACACCGCAGCGTCATAGACGCCGAGTTCGCCCGGCGAATTCCCGTCAGCGATTTGATACCGGGCCAGCGCAACGGCATAGTGCTGCTCGGCATACGCTATGGCAGCGGCGTCGATGTCCATGCCGCGCACCATGTGCCCGGCGCTGGCCAGCAGGTGCGTACCGTAGCCGACTCCGCACGCAAAATCTATCACGCGGCTTGCAGGTGGCAGACTCGCGGCTACAAACTCGTACCGGGCGACGTGATCACGCCGGATGCCGGCGGCGGTGGTTGCCACCTGCCTTTCGCCTTCTCTCATGTTCATGGGTAATTCCTCATCCGAATTGGTGGGGTGCCGAGTTTCACGGCGCCTGGCGGGATGAGCGCCAGACCTGTTTCTCTTTGTCAGCCTGGATCAGGGATTGGCAGTGGGCGCGTTGTACGGGCTGTGCAACACACCGACCACGCCAACCACTCCCACTGAAGTGACGCCCGTTTGCACGGCGTCCACCGTGACATAGCGCTTGTTGCCCTTGTAGCCAACACGCTTGGTGACCTCCTTGCCGGTACCGGCTGCGCGGGCGCCAGCGAGCAGGCTGGCCAGCGCCTCCGTTCCGAGCAGGTCGGTGTCGGCCACGCTGGTCATGGTGCCGGTAACGTCGCCTTCCTTCACGACCAGCGTGACGATAGAGCCGGTCGTGGTGACAGCGCCGTAGCTGGCAATAAATTCAACGCCGCCATAGCCCTGACGGTCCTTGACCAGGCCGGATTTTGTGGCGTTAGCGCCGATCGCCAGCGGCGAAATGATGGTGACGGTGCGCACGTTGTTGTGCAGGTCTTTGATAGTCATGATTGGTATCCTTTCAGGTGATTCTCATGAGCGGGAAACTAAAGAGCCCGCGCGGTGGCGGGCTCGTCGTGGGTTGCCTGTTGATCAGGACGTGGCGAACTTCAGCAGCTTGACGGCCTCGAAATTCGTGATCCCGCCACCAAAGCGGCGACGGAAGTTAAATTTCGTCGTGCCCTTGGCGGTGATGTCGTCCCGAATCAGCGTGGTGCCGGCCCGGTTGACGATGGTGTAGGCGCGCTTGGGGTTGAGGTACGCCAGCGAGTAGCTGGCCGCGGCAATGTCGGCGAAGTTGTCGTCCACCTCCACCGGCGAGCCGAGGAAGCGCCCGCCAAAGCCGGCCGATGGGTCCGGCTGCCACAGGTAGTAGGACCCGCTGCCGTCCTTGATCTGACGCATCACTCCCAGGGTAGCGTCGTTGGTCATGAATACCGCCCCGGTGCGGTACTGCGACTTGAGTGCGTGCTGCAGCGACACCACCTTGTCGGCCGGCGCCACGGACGCAAAGGCCGCCGACTTGCCGCTGACGATGTAGCCCACGCTGCCCCAGGCATACGCACTGTTGGCCACATTGCTGTAGCCGGTAATGCCGCGCGCCTTGCCGACACCGTTGCCGGTGATGAACTCGGCACCCGCGCCCTCGGCAAAGCCGATGCCGGCCTCGTCGGCCAGGTCGGCCTCGAGATCGATGAACGCGTCCTGCAGCGTCTCGTTGTACACCCAGGGCTCGACCTCGGCGGTGAATACCTCGATGCCAATCTTGGCGTAAGTGGGCTCGGTGGTCTCGCCTCCGGTTGCGCCATCCGCCACGCGCCGCATGGCCATGCCGGACTTCTTGACCAGCTTTTCATACTTGGCCGTGCCGATGGTGACGACGTTGGCCAGGCGGTACATGGCGCTGATGGTGGGCGCAATGCGGTCGATGACATTGTCCATCTCAGGGATGACCAGGTAGCCGCCGTCCGGGTCGGAACCCGACTGCATGGCTTTGCGCTGCAGGTCGACCAGGCCGTCGGCATGACCTTTGCGCATGAACAGATTGAACGCCTTGCGGTGCTCTATACGCTCCTGGGTGGGCGCGTCGCCGCTTGCACCAGCGCCGGGCCGGTTCACGCGTTTCTCGATCTCGCGCATGGTTTTTTGCTGCTCGACGAACTCATCGTTCATCTTCTGCAACTTGGCGTCGATGTCTGCGGTCGACGTCTTGGCCTCAATGGCCTTGAGGCGGGCGTCGTTGGCCTCTTTGTAAGCGTCCCATGTCTTGCCCTGGGCCTCGATCATCGACTTGATTTCGGACACGGGCGAAACCTCGCCGATGGCCATGGGGATCATGCCCAGGCCGGCAATGACCGACGGGTCGACCAGCGGATGCCCCGCAAAGGCGAAGGCGCATGCCACCGCCAGCGCCGCAAAGAGCGCGAACTTGATACCGTTTTTCATGATTTACCTTTCGGGATGTTTAGGCTTGCGCCAGTGATTCGCCTCGGCGCCTAAGCGCTTCGGCAAGGACTTGCATGTCGCCTTCATCAGCATCCCGCTGTCCAAGACTCTTTAACCGGGCGATGAACGCCTTTGCTTCCATACGCCCCAAGCCTGCCTCCCGCAGATACTTTTCGGCGTCTCTCAAACTCTCCAACAATTCGATGCTCTTCACGCCCTGGATGCGCGCCGCATCGTTGGCCGGGAACGTGACCGGGGACACCTCCCACAAGTCCACCTTCTTGAGCGTCGTGATGCCGGTGACCTTGTCGTAGTTGTCCTCGCGCGTGACATAGCCGATGCTCAGGCCCGTGAGCGCGCCCATTTTCATGAGCGCATGGGCTTCGGCACCGCGCACGGTGGCAAGAGCGAGCTGGCCCTCGACCTGCAGGCCGATGTTGTCCTCGTGCATCGAGGTGTACACACCGATCGGCTCGGCGCTGCGGTGCTGCCACAGCATCGCGGGCAGACGTTTCTGCGCCTTGTGTGCATCGAGCGATTCGGTGAACGCACCGGGCACGACGATGTCGCCGTACGAGTCCTTCACGCCGAACACCGAGCCGTAGCCGCTGAAGGTGCCGGTGTCGGAAATGGACTTGATGGCAAAGCCAAAATCGAGTGTGTTTTTCATGGTGTCCCTACAGGTTGTGCAGATGCAGCCGCAGCGCCGACCAGGTTGGTCGGTATGCGCAACTGGTCGCTGGCCGGGTCCGGGTCCGGGTTCATGTCCAGCTTGGCCCGGCCTTCGTTGGGCGTCATCAGGCCGCCGTTGACGTAGCCCACCAGCACTTCCTGCGTGGTGGTAGCCGAACCGCGCAACAGGCCCTCTTCGACGAAATTCGCGTACAGGCCCGCGGCGCGGTCCTTGTCCGTCAGCAGATTGGCGTCGATCGACTGCTCCAGACGCATGTACCACGGTGCCAACGTGTGCACAAGATGGGCCAGGAACATCTGCTCGGCGCTGGCGTACGTCGTGTTTTTGCTCTCAGCGCCCACCATGATGGGGTTGACCCGAAAAAACCTGCAGATTTCCTCTACCTGGAATCGGCGCGACTCCAGCGTCTGGGCGTCTACACCCGTCATGCTCTGATTGAGCCACTTGGCGCCGCGGTCCAATACCAGCGATTTGCCAGCATTAGCTGACCCCGTCATGCTGTCGAGCCAGCTGGTGATCTGCTTGTATTGCGCGTCCGAAAGCGTCCCTTCAATCGAATAGACACCGGAGGTTTGCACGCCATTTTTGTGCATACGCGCCTGCTGTTCTTCCGTCGACATGGCCAGGCCAATGGCCTCGCGGGCAATAGTTACCGCCTCCAGGCCCATCCAGCTGTTCCATGATGGGCCGCGCACATGCCAAATGTCCCGGGCCGCGAGGCGCATCGTTTTCCCGTCTTGCGATCGCACCTCATACGACAGCGCGCCGTCGTCCTGGCGCGTAACCGTCGTGGTGCCGGGCTCGAACGGGATCAGCTCCATGATCTCGCCGCGCACCGAGCGGCTGACAAAGCTGTAGTGATTGCCGCACAGCACCACATGCATGGCCAGCATTTCGCGGTACTCGAACGATGTCTGCCATGGATTCGGCCTGGTTGCCAGCACGTCGTACAACGGATGCTTGCGCGCCGGCTCGCGCTTGCCATTGGCATCCTGCATTAATTTCAGCGGCACCTGCGCGATGCCTTCGCTCAGGACACGAAGGCAGGCGAGCACGGTGGACACCTCGATCGCGGTCTTGTAGTTGACAATCTTGCCGGTAGACGTCTCCCGGCGACGCGACAACTCCCGCAGCACGTCGTACGCGGAGGCAGACTTCCTCGCAAAAGGCCACCACTTCATTGCGTTGTTCCCATTTGCGTCGCGCCCGCCGTAGCGGTCTCCCAAAAGGACGGCCCCTCAGATACCGTCATCGCCCGCCCCAGCGCCATCAACATCGCCATCGGGCCGTCGATTTTGTTTTCCGGCCGCTCCTTCGTGGGCGAGTGCAACTCGTTGAACTTGCTCACCTTGACCACCAGGTTGCTTACCATCCAGGTCAGCACCGGGTTGCCGTCGAACTTGAGCTTCTTCTCCAGCACCAGGTTCTCCACCTGAATCAGCGGCGGCGTGAAGAACAGCGAGCGCTGGGCAATCTCCACCAGCGGCAGACCTTCTTCGACCAGCTTGCCGGCAAAGTACATGCTCAGCGCCGGGTCGAAGGCGATCTCTTGGACGTCGAACTGGCGACAGTAACTGCGCATGTCCTCGGCCACGACGTCGAAATCGGTGATGTCGCCATCCGTCACCTGCACGTAGCCAGACCGGGCCCAGCCGCTCAGGTGCGCATTGCCGCTCTCCGCCACCGCCAGCTCGTTCAGATACAGCCGGCAAAACACATGCCACGCATCACCGCGCTGGAACACGATGGCCAGCGCCGCAAAATCTTTTTTCTGCGCCAAATCCAGGCCCATCCAGCAGCGCTCGCCAGCGTAGTCGGCCATCTGCATGCCGGCGTCCGCACAGCGCTCCCAGGCCCGCATGTCCATCCATGGCGAGTCGCCGTTGACCCACACGTTGCAGCGCTTGGTCAAGAAATTGTTTAGCGCGCTGGGCATGGCTTCGGCCTTGCGCGCCGCGGCTTCCATGTCGTCCGGCAACACGCTCACCCGCCAGTTCGGGTTCGCCTTGGGCCAGTTGGCCCGGTCCATCGGGTCGTCGTTGTCGTCCAGGCCGTACACCACGCCGAACATCGTCGGATCGTCGATCACCCGGTCGAGCACCTTGGTGATGTGCGTGCGCCGCTCGTAGCAGATGCCGCTGCGGTCGCTGCCGGCCGTAGTAATGATCCACAGCAGCGACTGCTCCCGCGACCCGCGTGCCGTATCGATCACGTCGTACACCGCGCGTGTCTTGTGGGCGTGCAGCTCGTCGATCACCGCGAAGTGGACGTTGAGTCCGTCCAACGTGCTGCCTTCAGAGGCCAACGGCATGAACTTGCTCGCCCGGTGCGCCACCGTGATGCTGTGCTGCAGGATCGCCACGCCCAAATAGGTGCGCATCTCCGGCGTTTTTTCGGCCATAGCCTTGGCCACGTCGAACACGATGTGCGCCTGCTCGCGCGTGGTGGCCGCGCTGTACACCTCCGCGCCGTGCTCGCCATCGGCCGAGAGCATGAACAGCGCCAGGCCGGAGCTCAGCGTGCTCTTGGCATTCTTGCGCGCCACCTCGATATAGGCCTCGCGAAACCTGCGCAGGCCAGTGTCCTGGTGCACCCAGCCGAATACCGTGGTCAGGATGAAGCACTGCCATGGTTCCAGTGACACCAGCAGCCGGTCCCGCGCCCACTTGCCTTTGATGTGCGGCAGCAGCTCGATAAACTCGCACGGCCGCGACGCGTGGTCGGCGCTGAATACCCATGGCCAATCACCCGACGGCTCGCGCGCCAGATCCGCCAACTGCCGCTCAACCGCCAGGCGCGTCCACTTGCACGCCACGACTTCACCGGCCTGCACTTGGTGCATGTACCGCTTTGCCGAAAAGACAAAGCGGCTGATGATGTCGGTGCGATCAGGCAGCGCAGCGGCAGTGACCGGGTCGCCGGATGCGCGCATCGGCGATCCCGGCGCGGCCACTGGCGGCGCCGGTGCGTCAATCACTTCCATCAGTGCACGGACTGCGCGAACCGCGCGAAGCCGCTTTGGGCGCTCGGCGCCCCGGCAGCGTCGGCTGTACGTAGTTCGACGCCTGAACACGGCCGCGCGCCGCCGGCGACAGGCCGAAGTGCATCAGGTACCGGTTGACCTGCTCGCGGTGCGAGCGGATCAGCTGCTGAATCACGCTTTGCTGCGCGTAGCCCGATGGCGTCACCGAGTAGCTGGCGTCATACACCGCGTCGGCGTAATCCTTGTCTTGGCCGGCCGCTTTCGCGCTGGCCACCATGCGGTGCACCTTGCCGTTGAACGCCTGCTCGAGCTCGGCCAGCCGGCCAGCCGCCTGGCAGTAAAGCGCCAGAGCCGTGCGGTCCAAGCCGCTGATCAGACCGAGCTCTTCCAGGAGCGGCGTGATGCGCTTCCACTCCTTGCGCGCCTCGACACCCAGGTGCTTCGGAATACTTGGGATTCCCACTTGCGGGTTGACGCCCGCCGACAAATCGAGCGCGCGCTTCCCCGGGTTGCCTTCGAGCAGCTTCAACGCCACCGGTTTCGGCAATGGTCCGCGACTATTCATGCTTGAAATTTCCTTGTCTGCCCGGGCGGGGTACCCCCCCTGCCAATACCCGCGCGCGCAAAAATTTGGC